CTGATGCAGCGCCGCCAAATTCTTCCATGCCAAACGCATCAGCCAAATTAAACCCAGTTTTAGAAGCAAAAGCATTACGCAAACGATCCATTGACTGTTGAACAATGTTTAATTGTTTCTCTGTTGCGGCCTTAGTTAAATCTGTTGATTTTTTTGCAGCGTTTTCGCGTAAATCGGTTAGTTTCTTCTCAAGATCATTGTTTAAATCTAATACTTTTTTGGCGTAATCTTTTTTAATTTGTATTTGAATATCATTAAAACGCTTTTCAGCGGCTTCTTCAGCCTTTTGTCTGCGTTCTTTAGCATCAACCATAGCGTTGTCAAAACGCTTGTTTGCAATTTCTTCAGCCTTTTGTTTGCGTTCTTTGGCATCAGACTCAACTTTGTCAAAACGCTTTTGGGCTTGTTCTTTAACATCTTCAAATTTAGCGCGAAGATCTAATTCTTTTTCATCATAAGCCTTTTGCGCTTTGGCAAGAGTTTCTAAATTTTTCTTTTGAAGTTCTTCTTTTCTTTCTTTGTATTGTTCTTCTATTTCTATCGTACGCTCTTTGTACAGCGCGTTTGCTTCTAAATCTGCTTCTCTAGAACGCTTCTCTGCTTTTTCTTTAATGTCATTAAAACGGTATTGCAAATCAGCCACGCGGTCAGCATGATCTTTTTCTGCGTCCTCAATAGTTTCTTTATAACGCTTGTGCGCTTCAATCATGGTTTCATCATAATTTTTTTGCGCTTCAATCATCTTGTCATTGCGTTGCTCAAGTTCTTTTTCAGCCTTGTCTTGCCCATCAGCCATAGCATCATTCATGTCCTTATAAATTTTAAGAACATCTTTTTGATACTTTTCTAATTTTTTTAATCTTGATTTTTCTTCTTTAGAAAGATCACCGCCACCGCCACCGCCACCGCCACCACCGCCTGTACCTTTACCACTGCCATAAGTAAATGCGCCTTCGCCGTAACCTGCTTTAACATTGCTTTTTAAATCAGATAAATTTTTGCTTGTTGCTTTAATTGAATCTGATGCGTTTTTAGCGCCATCTGCAATGCCTTTAGCCCAGCCCATGCCTGGCACTTTGCTAAGCATGCCAATAAATTTGCCAATACCTTGTACTAAATAAGCAAAACCAGTTAAAACTATTTGTACACCCTTAATAATAATCTCTCTAAATGTTTCAGATTTCTTCCATGCAAAAACAAACGCCGCGCCTAAAATAGTTAACGCTGTAATAATTGCACCAATTGGATTTGCGCGGATTGCAGCATTAAGCACAAAAATAGCAACTTTTAAATTAAACGCTGCTATTTGAGCCAGTGTAAATCCTGCCGCCATTGATTTTGTAACTGCCGTGTAAACAACAGTTGCAGTGCTTGTAACAACCAACGCTGCTTTGTAAGCATAAAACACACCAGTTGCAATTACAATAATACCTGCGTAAATTTTTATTGCATCACCGTTGTCTTTAATAAATTTACCTAAAGAACGCAAAGCAGGAATAAAAGTGTTAGTAAGAAATCCTGTCACGCCTAACAAAGCAGGCAATAACTTCTTGCCTAAATCTGTTTTTAGCGCATCAAAATCATTTCTCAAGGCTTGCATTTGACCCTCAGGGGTGTTTCTTAATTCCGCATTAAAACCTTTGTATGTAGAATTTAGAACATCAACAATTGCCGCAGATTTTTCTGCTTCTGTTCCTGATGAAATAAGTTTCTTAGTGTGATCATCAAGCACAAAGCCAACTCTTGTAAGAGATCCAAAGTTACCGTTAAGCGCTTGCGCCAATCCGTTTGTCATTTGCTTAAATTCATCTGCGCTTGCGTTAGCGCCCTTTTCAGCGGTGACATAATCAAGAATGGCAGGTGTTAATCTTTGAATTGTCTCAGCCTGCAAATTGAATGTTGCTAACTGTGATTGTGTTTGCGTAATGTTTCCGCCTGTTACAACGCCTACTTTTTCTAAGGCTTCAGCCTGAGCATTAAGCGCGGCTACCTGTTCATCAGTTGCACCAGTACCAACCTTCATCAATTGATACAAACGCTGTTGTTGCGCTTCTGCTTCCATTGCCTGCGCAATAACATCTCTACCAAATTGCAAAACTTGCGTACCGGCAAAAGCAATACCAAGAGACGCGCCAATTTGTTTTACTTTGCCAATAAAATTGGTCATGCCAGTTGAAGCAGTTTCAACAGATCTATCTACGCCTTTAATAGCACTTTCTGCCTGAGCCAAACCAACTTTAAGTTGGCTTACATCTGCCTGTAATTGAATGAGCATTGGGGGAATTAGATCAGCCATGATTAACTCCCTAATTTCTCTTTAACAGCGGTTGCAAAGATCCTGTTTAATTTGCCGCTACGCAATAGCATTAAAGCCGCAGGTTCTAAGTAAGGGTATTTTACCCCTGGTGGCCACTTTCCACCGCCCTTTTCTACCTGGCGCGCATAAATCATTGTTGGGCCAACTTCAGCCGTGTAAACACCAAGTCCTACACGGTAAGTAGTTTTGATAGATCTTTTTAGATTACCTGTAACAGTGTTAGGCCCTGATCCACCAATATGTTTTGGCGGAGTAATTTTTAAATAGGGTCTGCCATTTTTGCTTGTGCGTTTTTCATAACTGCGTGTTCCTTGAAAATTTAATTTTGCTTGTCGTTCAACGGCAAGGCCAACACGCATAACTCCTAATTGCGCGCCTTGTTCAATTTTTGCAGCCGCGCCATCAATAGCAGCAAGAATATCTGCAAGGTTTTTAATAATGATCTTAGCCATTATTGCGCCCCTTCTGCTTTTACTTCTTCTGTGATGCGAGCAATTGCTAACAACCAATCAGCCGTTTCCGCGGGAAGGTTATCCACCTGTTCAGGTGTCCAACCAAAGCGTTCTGCCATTGCGTAGTAGTACCAATGCTCATCAGGGTAAGTAAACGCCTCATGGCGTTCACCCCCTTTGAGTAACCATTTTAGGCGTTGGAGTTCTCGCCAGGCGCTTTTGGGTCTGCCTCTGTTTCAGGCGTTTCAGCCAAATTAGGGAACAAATACTTTTGAGCGTCTTGTGTGTGCTTTACCAAAGAGTCATAATCAACCATTGTAAGTTCATCTAATGACTCAAGTTTGATTGAAGGTGGAAGTAAATCAAATGACCATTCTTCAACAAGCATGGCAATAAGTGCATCACCTAATGCAAGCGCCTTTGTAAGATCTCCGCCTTCTGCTCCATCAGCCGTTTTCATAACGCGCTTACGGTCTTTTACACGCAATGTTGAAGGGTCTTTAAGTGTAACTGTTGCCCCTGATGGAAGTGTTACTTTTTTTGACATATATGCCTCCTGTTAGTTTGCCTTCCTAAATCATACTAAAAAAGAGAGCAAGCGGTGTGGGAGAGCGGGAAGGCAATCGCCCTCAACCACACCGCCGCCCTGATCTAGTTATGCGTATGTGCCTGATGGTTTTGCGTTCTGAATTACCCACTTAATAGGGGCAAATCCTCCTGAAGCACCATCATCAGTTGTGTTTGCTTGTGCGTTGAAATCAACAGATACCTGTACAAAATCTTCGCCGCGTTCAATTACACCAGTGGTATAAGCGCCCTTAGTAAGAGTTGCCTGGATCTGAACCGCAGAAGCACCAGCACCATAAGCCCAGTTAAATACAAGTGCAGGCTGTGAGTCGTTAAGGAAGTTAAGCAACTGTGAGTCATCTTCCATAACAAATGTAATTTTGCCTGTAACTTCTAATGGGCCTAGAAATACCTGGTATGGATCTTGTGTGTTTGAAATGCCATAGATAGGTGTTGCAGGGCGTTTCATGTCAATGTTGCCAGTCATGGCTGTTGCTACTGTTGATCCACCAATTGAAACAGTACCGCGCCACACTGGTGTAGGTAGGACTGTTGAGAATGTAGGTGTTGGATCTGCAACAAGTTCAGACTGAAAACCAGTGCTTTTTGCATCATACTCAAGCATGCCGTCTGCGTTGAACTTCAATGAGAAGTCAGAGAATTGGCAACCAGGGTATGAGCGAACATCAACTGCATAGAAATCAGTCAATGTGTATGAGATTGGCTGTACATCTACATTAGATGTAAGACTGTTAAATAGTGAGATTGTGTGAGTAAATGGTGCAGACGCGCCAGTAGTTGCTACTGAACCTAAAACACCTGCGATTGCATAGCCCACGGTGTCTGCAAATACTGCTCCACCAAAATCTACTGTTGAGCGTGTGCGGCCTGGAATGTAGTTGTAATTCAAAGCATTTGATCCACGCAAGCCTGTGTCATAAAGTGGATCAACAATGTCCACTGGCTTTAATGCGTCCTTCATTACTGGAATGAAGTCGGTTGGTGCTACTGCCGTACCGCGGGTTGCTTCTTTAGCAATACCTAAGTACGAGCGTACGGACTGTTGAACAGACATTATTTCACGCTCCTAGTTTCTTGTCTGACGCGGCAGACATAATGGTTGTTGTTTCTTTTGGTTCTGTTGGTTCTGTGACTGATGGCTTTGCGCTTGCAAGTGTTACATTTGCGGCAACAAATCCTTCAGGTGCGTCAAACTCATCACCAGGTTTTACAGTTTTCCCAATGCTAGGGAACACGCGTTCATCAGTTCCGTTGTATTTGTACTTCATCATGCTCCTTATGCCTGGATCATCTGTGTTACTGGAAATTGTATCTCAGCAAAGATTTCTGTAACGCCTTCTTTTTCAGTAGAAGGTTCTCCATATCGGGCTTGAATAACCGGCTCTGCTCCTTGCCAAACTAAATTACCTGTTGGATCGCCAAAGTTATGATCTGATCTTAAACGCTCCTTGATGTTATCAACAATTGTGTCAAAATCAGTCATAACATCTTCTGCCTCTCTATGAAAAGAAATGCAGAAAATTTGAACAATTACGGTGTAATCAACACGCTTCCAACCGTTAGTTGCCCCGCCTATTGCTAGGCGTGTTTCATACTCATCAGCAATGTAAACAACAATTGCCGCTCTTGTAGCCTGACCTGGTTCAGCGTTTACCTGGTAGTTGATAATCTTTGGAAAAGATGTAAATACCTGATTGACATTTGTAATACGCGGATTGGCTAAAAATAAAGATAGCGTTTGGCGTACCGCGTTGCGGCCTGTGAGGATAGGTACGGCAGGCATTATCTAATCCTGCGGTACTTGTTCACCATGTCTAGGGCTACGGCTATGTCATTTCCGTAGCGCACTGAACCAGGAATGTTTCCTGCGGGTGAGGTTGTGTAAGCCATAGTAGTTGAAGCATCACCGCGCATTTTAATAAATGCGGTTGTAATTAAAATACAGGCTTGCTTGAGAACGGTTGGCAGGTTGCTAAATGTCGCGCCAACCCCATGAGCAAAAATCATAGGAGCAACTAAAGGAATTGTGGTTGATCCATAGGTGTAGTTGCTTGCAACCGTTACGCGCTCAGTTCTCTGACCATCAAAAATGCGGTACTGCTCGCCTGGCAAAATGCCTACTCCACTGGCTACGGTTAAAGTGCTATCTCCTGCAAGGGTAGCAACAGCAATTTCTGTATTGGCAAATCCTGCAATGTATGTGTACTTAGTAAATGTCCAATTGCTCTGCCCGATAGAACCGCCAAATTGAAGCGGGCCTTGAGATGTGTAGTTCCACCCAATTTGATTACCAGGGATAATAATTTGTTGCCCTTCAAACCATGCTATTGAGCAATCTTGTAATTCATTTAATTGGTTTGGGTTTGCCCCGTAATAAAATGCTGAAAGAGAAACAATAGGCGCGTTGTATGGGTGCAGTGCGTAATACCCGCCTGATGCTGAATAGCGTATGCGCTGTGTTTCTGTGTACTGACTAGCAACAAGATTTTGGTTGAGGTACTCATTCATGTATGAAGAAGCGCGCAAAATAACTTCTGCAAGTTCTGCGTCTTGAGCCGCCGCGTTACCGCCCACAACCAACATGTCATAGTTGATTGCTGTTGGCGCGTTCTTGTATTCCGCCACACTAATGTATGGGTTCTCATTGCTAATGTCGGGCGTGATACCTACGGCCATGATTTATTCTCCATCTCGCGGTGTTTCTTGTGACTCGTATCCGCAACGCCCACACTTGCGAAACCAGCCCTCAAAGCCACATTCTACGCAACTAAATCCGCGCTTGCGGTCATCACTAGAAATTGGATTAAGTGATGCTTCAAAAAATCCTTCAGCCTTCATTGCCTTCTGATGTGCCTTGTTTTCTACATTGTAAATACCCTGGCGATCAGTGAAATAACTTTGTCCGCCAATAACAGTTTCTTTTACACCCCTGTCAGGTGCTACCCATCTTGCCATTTTTGCCTCCTAGTTAATTGGGAAAGGGTGCGGCTTTTACACCGCACCCCTCCCTTCTTATTA